TTTTTTATTTGCTGCTTCAGCAATCAAAGCTTTGAGTAATTCATTGCGATCAATAACTTTTCCAGTACCTGGCTGAGCATTTGGAGTATCAGCAGCTTGTTGTTTACTGGCATTAACAGATATCTTACGATCAATTTCTGCTTTCTTCAATTGAAGATCAATCATTTTTAGTTTATTATTGATTTTTGCAGTTTTTGCCGTAATAGCATGTCCTAGCATACTACTGGCACTATTAAATATTTCAGCACTAAATCTGGTATCGATTTGCATTCCAAGATCCATTAAATTATTGAAAGCTTCTTTTGCCAAATCAGCTAATTGATCCATTTCGGAATCGCTTGCTTCTAATCCGCGAACTTGAGGTAGTGCGTTTTCTATCTTTTCAATAGTATCCAATGTTTCTGCTGAGATGAGTTCGTTGGATAGTTCTTCCGGTTCAATCGTGTCAGTACATTGTTCAATTTCATCAGACGAGTCTAGATTAAATAATGTTTCCAATTTTCGTGTCATAATATATGTATTTATTACTTACGCCCATTGAAGAACATTTCGTTTTCTGTAATTATTCTAAAGCGAATACCCATTTTTTTACACCACTCGGATGCTGATTTCCACTTGGCCTGATTGACGATCACTGCTGCTTGATCTCTGCGACTCTTGCCCGCTTCTTGCAAGTTTGTTTGTTTGCTGGGTTTGATTTCTACTAGTTCGGCAGTTGTTCTACCGGTTTTGTCTTGGTAAACAATAAACACATCAGGAACATATATAGTTTGTTTACCAGTTAATGGATTGCGATAGGGTATATGTATGGATTCGCTTGCCCACTGAAGAACTTTGTCGTTGTTATCACAGAACATAAAAAATGTAAGTTCCCATCCGCTGCGATATCTAGGCTTACCCTTCCCAATGTATTTCTGTGGGTTTTTAAGTTCATAAATTCCTTGTGCCCATCTAGCCATGTTAGTGCTGTATTAATTGACGGGATTACTGTGAATAATATTTCGTTGAACTTTTTCATTCGGAGAAATAATATTATTAATACCATATAACACTGTTTTAGTCTCACTTAGTGTATTCAAATAATAAGCAACTGTCAGTGTTATTTTCATCTTGTCCATTGAGTCAAATTGACTTAATAAATCCAAAACATTAATTTCTGTTTCCGAGCTTATTCTGAATAGTACTTCAGTGAAAGTTTTGGCAACTTCTATATTTGATGTGTGTTCACTAAAAAATGAATATACGATATCATACTCATTTGCTGGTACTGATAAATTAATATTATAAAAATTATTGAATATTCTAACGGTATTATCAATGCTCATATTAGGGTCCGGGTCCGCGTGGAGGGTCACTTCCTATTGGTTTTATATCTCTATTTACTACAGAAACAGAATTGGGATCACGAGCATTTTTTGCACCAGCAGATTGTGCACCTGTACCAGTGTTTGCACCTGCCGCTGGTAAATTAAATATGCCTCTTATGTTATCTGGATTAGTTGCTGCTCCAACAACTTTTGTCAGAACTTCTGATTTGGCCGCGTTTAATATTTGTGTTGAATTTTTCCAAGTTTTACCCAAGCGTCCACCAGCTTGTATTGCTCTTAGTGCTCTCTCGGGATCACCACTTGACAAGTCTTCTAATATTCCCAAACCACTATCAATCAATCCATTCTTTCCTAGTATATTTTTATTATTTCCAGGTAAGCTAAGTGGGCTTAGCTCAGTATCGTATGTTTCTTTCTCTCCAAATCTATCTACTATTGAATTTGGTGATTCACCATTTAATGCTCCCTCCAAGTACTTTACAGTTTCATAACGAACAGTCATGGAATTTTCCATTATTCCTCGTGTGTCATAATAACTATAATTATCGTGGTTAAAACTTTCAATCATTGGGTTTATTAATTCATACAGTGCAAAACTGTGCTGATTAAACCCGTATACTTTTATTGATTTGAAAAATGCAGTCTTGTTCTTATTATAGATACTGGATCTAATAATATTGCTTGAACTTACATCTGATTTTAAGCCCCAATCCTGTTGTTTACTGATATCGGGATCATATGTATTTTTTATGCTTAATTCATTTACAGCAGAACCACTTAGTGAATTAGCACTGCTTATATAATTTGGCTGACTTGGATCACTGTAGTAATAATTGAAATAAGCATGCCATAAGTGTCTTACTTGATTAGCATTATCGTCGTGAAAAGTTATTCTTATTGGATCATAACTTATTTTAGTTTGAACAAACCTTTTACGATTGTATTGATTCATTTCATGTAATTGAATACTGAATTTTGGCAAATCAATACTCTTTACTAGCAATCCTAAATTAGTGGTTGAAGGAAAAACTTTCTCAACCAGATCGCCCGCAACTGCGACTTTACTTATATCAAAATACACATGAAACAGCCACTTGAATTTTGGACTATTTTCATAGCCAGCATTAACAAAAGTTTTGCTAGCGTGCTTGTAATCTTTTAAGTAAGGAGAGCCGAAGAATCCATCTCCGGCCCCTTTTAGAAATTGCTGAAAAAATCCAGCCATAAATTAGCTTCCGCCGATACCGCTTACGTTTGTGCCTAGTGTTCTGCCAACTGCTACACCAACGCCGTATGCTGGACCATTGCCATCCAATGGGGTTTGTGTTGCATTATCAAATCTAATACTTAGCGTAATTGTAACTGGTTCATTTGTTCCATAATTCAATGAATTATAATTTGCACTGGCAATGTAGCAACCATAGAGTTCCCAACTTTCCAATATATTTGGTGTTGTTACTCCGCGAGCGCCATCCAGAACTTGACACACTAATTTGAACTTGTAATCACTGCCACTGCTGGCACTTGCTTGCTCTTGAAAGTCAAACTGTTTCTGAATTTGCTCACCAACTCGTCTTGCAATTTCACCAGTAGCATCGTCACGCAAATTAACAGTGACTGCCTGCCATGTTGGTTTTCCAGCTAGATATATTCTGCTGTTGTACAATTCAATTGGTATTTCACCAAATTCTACATTTGGACGAGTAAAATCTATTACTTGTTTTGTTAGTTCAGTTGTTGGCTTACTTACTCCAAAATTCTCAAACAATACACGGAATCTGTATTGTAATTTTGGCATCAATAAACCCTGAGCATCACCAGTTCCATCACTGCTTGTTGGTACTGTCATTCTTGCGATTGAGCTAAAAGCCATGGTTTGTATCTCCTTATTATTATTTATCATGGTCAGGAATTGCTTCCTGACCAATTAATTATCCGCTTATTTCCCCAGTGTTCAGAAGACGAACTGGAACATAGATAAATTCAACTGCCTTGGCAGGCTCAATTGCTATATCAATCCATAATTCATTTCTGTCTATACGAGCCGGAGTGTTATTTGTCTCGTCACACACTACAACATAGTCATAGATACCACGCTTACTTAGTATGTCAGCAAGTAATGTCTGAACTACGCCGCGAGCTTCATTTCTAGTGATTGTGTCGTTTGGCTCAAATATGAATGGTCTTAACGCTCTTTGTAACTGATAACGAATATAGCATACTAGACGAGAAACGTTAGTTCTGTCAAGGGCACTTTGGCTATCAAAAGAGTTTTTATTTCCGTAATTCAATATTCCAATATTAGTGAAATATGATATAGGATTAATAAAGTTTGTATATTCAATGTCTCGTAGAGCAACACGATTCTTTGTTGTAACAAATTCACCAGTTGTTGAGTCAATATAACCAATGTTGCTGGCATTATCAACTATTCCACGACGCTGACCCGCTGGAGCAAACCATGGATACGCAACATTATCGTTGTAAATCATAGTGCGAAGTATCATATGACTTGATGGAACAACAATTTCTGCTCCAGTTAAATCAGTTGTAATTCCACTTGGATAGTACACGCCCATGTAAGTATTGCGTGTAACTAGCGCATCTTCACCAGTACCAGTTGCACCAGCAGTATTGGTTGCCCAATTTACAATGTCATTGGCGCTGTCTGCTAGACGCATTGGAGTATCACCAATAATGTAAGCAGTTTGTCCACGATCATTATTTAGAACAACCATGTCTGGCTGTAACTCAGGATATCCAGGAGCAGCAATCAGATTGAAAAATGTGTCTTCTTCGCGGATCTGAACGTTTGTGTTTATAGCAGTTTTTAATTTCTGCACGACCATGTTTCTCTGAGCTTTACGACCCATATATGGAGATCCATCGCTCTTTAGTCCACTTACTGTAACCCATGTGCTTTTCTCGGCTGGCAATGAATTGCCAGGATAATTTGCACTAGTAAAGTAATTTGTGCGATACTCTTTTACATTGTATCCACTGCGACGAGTGTTAAACAACAATGTTCCTGTAGGATACTTTGTTGCGTCTGGAGCATCCAAGTCCAAATAATTACTGTTTAGTAATCCTGCAATACTTGGAAACTCACTTTCAACTGGATCAATGCTTCCAGATGTGGCCCAGCGAGCGTCTGCAAATAGTACACCGTTTTCAGATGTTTGATCTGTGTTGTCTACGCGAACCCATTGATCAACATCATCTACGGATTGCCAGCGATTGATAGCTGGGTAGTTTTCCAAATCACTAGTGTCAATCCAAAGATCTCCATAAGCAAGTGATCCACCGTTACTGTTGGCGGCGGGCTCACTAGCACTAATTATTGGTCCATTTGTATCAGTTGCAGGAGACCCAGATGATTTTGGAAGACCGTTACTAGCATATGCTACAGTGCGATATCCCTTCCACTGACCGCCAACATTTGTCATAATGTCAACTTGATTGACTGCACTAAAATACCATGGTGTGCCATTTAATGGGTACTGTGTTGGTGTTATTTCATTAGGAATGTAATTAAACACTCTCCAGTTACTCAACTGCACTGTGTACTGTGGTTGTGCATATCCACTAATCCATGTAACTCCAGTAATACCACCAGAAGAATTTACTGCAGTAACTTTGACTTCATATTTGGTATTCAATGGATTAGCATCTTCTATTTCTAATACATCACCAACTTCATAAGCAGCACCGGGAGTGGTAACTGTAAATGATGGAATGTATCCTGTTGTAACAACTTGTAGCTTTGCAAGACCAGTATTAACCTCTATATCTGTGTAAGTTAGTGTTTTGTATGGACCCCACTTAGCACCAAGAGTTGTTCCACTGATAAATCCAGCTTGTGCAAGTACATTGGACTTTGATTCGTCATCGAGAACAATCACTCCGCCATCCAGATGAGTTAGAACAATTGCGCCAGTTGGAGAAACTTCAGCAGTAGTACGAGAAATATTTGCAGCAGTCCATGCTGTTACGAATTCACTTGAACCAATAGCAGTTGTATTTACTGGCATAGTAACAGTGTAACTGTCACTTAAGCTAGCATCGTTAGGCTGGCTTACTTTAACCTTAAATGATACTGTAGATGAATTTGTACTTGCAGTAATTGTTGGACGGGCTATTGATCCAACAAACACAGATGGTCCTGTTCCAAATCTACGGAATACTTGAACTGGATTTAAGAAATTACTAACGTTTGAACCGTACTGTGCGTATAGTGTGCCGTCGGGAATATTCTTTCCTCCAGTACTGTCTAGCGTGTTGTTAATGGCCCAGTCGTTGGTGCTCATTGGACAATTTCTGGAGCTGAAACTACCAATAGAAGAACTGTACTGTCCAAAAACCAAGTTTGTTCCAGCGTTTGCAGAATTTGTTTTTATCCATACACTACCACTTGGACGAGGCTGAGCATCAGTGCTTCTCCAGAGAGGCTGCTGAGCATTAGAACCAAAAACTACAGTTGGAGCATTGTAAGTAGCAGGAGTAATTCCCAACTGAGTTAATACAGTAGATGAACCAACTATTCCTACTACAACTTGCTGATCAATTTCACTGTACAGTACTAGACTATTATTCTCAGCAACAGCAGACACAAATGGTATATTGGCATCATTAATAGAAGACACAAGATTTTCTAAAGTATTGTTTGGAGCAGCACCAATAGTAATTGTTACTCCGTTAATAGAAAATGATGCACCCTCTGTTAAAGCTGGAGAAAGTAGTGATGTTCCCTGCACAGCAGGTAAATTGTTTCTCCAACTTGGACCACCGAGTTCAACCCAAGAATTATTGCTCTGCTTGAACCAGTAAGTTGAATGACTGGATGGCTGTCTGGCACTTGTAAAATTGTTACTATTAGTAACCATTGATATAGCATAATCACCAATGTTACCAATAGAAGATTTTGGACGACCATTTACATCGGCCATATCAGCAACTTCTTTGATAAAGAAAGGAATCTGATTTACAAACTTACCAGTTGATTGATTAAATTCAAAAATTCCCCATGAACTGTTATCAGTGTCTAGCCAGTAAGTTCCATTAGCAACCTCGGCAGCAGGGCGTGTAGTACGGCCAATCAAACTGGCAAGATCAATGTCGGCTCGCAATACATAGCATAAGTTTGATAAGCCCAATACACTATATGCTGACTGTAAACCATACTCATTTAACTCATAACCCTGAAGTGAGGTGCCATTTGTTGTCTTATAGAAGAATGGATTTCCAAACAGTGTTGTCAAATCACGCTGACTTGTTACTCTGTAAAGCTTGTTTGCATTAGCAGCAATAGTTCCAGTTGCAATTCCTGTTCCTGCCGCATTTGATTTATTTTGTGCAGTTGCCAAAATAATAAGAGGAACAGTTCCCGGTGCTCCCGGTAAATACTGACTCTCATCAACAATGTTAACTTGTACGCCTGGACTATTTAGTGCCATAATATATTTCCTTTATCTGTTATAAATGTCGTGATCAGAATGATTCTTTTATCACTACAATTATTTAGCAGATACTGCGAAAAAACGCACGTTATGAATCTCTACCGTAGAGATTTTCTATAAATAAATGCATAAACTACTATGTATATGCTTATCTCAGAAAAAATGGCTTCTCGTACTGTATATAAAAGGGCAAAAACAAAAGAGAGTGAGTGCAACACAGAATAAAGAATAAAAACAAATGGCAAGACATCCGATATGAATGATAACAGACCGATATGTAAAAAATGTAACGGCAGATAT